AGTCTGAAGACCACTTGTAAATTCTACAAAACGCATTATCGTAAACTACTTACGTTAACGTTAACCATTGCACCTTTTGCGCCGCGAATAAGATTTGCACGTTCTGCAGGTGTTAGTTCATCTGTTATTTCAATACCACCATTGCCGGTCATATCAATTTTTTTGTCTGCTAAATTCATTTGAAAAGTAATACGCGGATCATTTGGATCAGCAAATGTTGCAGTAAAGCCTTGTGTTCCTGTTAAAATATACTGTGCTTCGTTTATAGTAACGGTCTTGCCTGTTAACACGCCATACTGTGCTTCTAATATTTTCATCTACTTGCCTTGTTTAGTGCAGCTACACGTTTACTTGCTGGATTAACTCTTTTTGTTTTCTTTGCTTTGCGAGCCATTCTTGCACCCAGTCTTGCACGAGTCATTTTCATTTTAATACGCTTCTTAAGATCTGGCGCTGCAAAGCACTGTGCTGGATTACTTACTACACGACTTTTACGTCTGCCGCTGACACAACGAAACTTGCGAACAACCTTGTTGCCGCGTTTTGCCCATGTCATACCTTCAGTAAGTTCACTTAAAATCATACTGTATTTATGCTTGTATTATTTTGTTAGTAAAACAAATAGAAGTGCACCAACTGCACTTGCTAGGACACCGATGATACCAACACCCCAGTTTATTAGTTGTCTATTTCTGTCCTGTTTCATTGAAATCATCATATCTTTAAGTTCAGATAGAGTTTTTTCAAATTTATCCATGCGGTTACCCAAGTTTTTTAACTCTCTATGCAAACCATTATACCTCTCAGAGCACAAGTCTACATGTGCTTCCAAAGACTCTTTTTCTAATTCTGACATTACTAATCACCTACCTTGGGGTGATGTCTAGATTATCTATTTGTTTAGTATGTGCCTAATTGTGTTTTTATATGTGCCTATTATTCTAGCATCATGTATATTTATTTGATTGTGGGTGCAGGGAAAAACTGTATGTTAATTAATTCACTATCTGAAGTATGGAACACACTGGGTTTTAATTTTATAGTTTCTGTGAGATTTGGTATTACTGGTACTAGATCAAATAAATCTAATAGTTTATCGCACTCCAGCACATCTGCTCGTTCACTTCCTATTGCAAATATCCAGAAGCGTGTGTCTGGCCTTAGCATCTCAACTACAAACTGATGTTGCCTGCCCATACGTTTAAATAGCTCACTACCAACAAAGTTTTCGTCTGCATTGTAAAAATGTTCTTCTGGAAGTTGTAGTACGACAGGCTGCGTCAGTAAGCCAAATATTTGTAGCACAGTCTCCCAGTTGCGCTGTTGATTGCGAGCTATGCTTTCGCCTCTAGTTACACCCGTGCATGTGACGTCTACAAAACTAACACCATAAACTGCACTTGGAACTTCAAATAACACGCCCATGTTTGCCTCCGTTGAGTGGATCTTGTTCTCTGAGATATACTCCAAGTTTAACAAGTTGGTTTGCATCGTCAAATAGTATTGCATCTGCACTTGTATATCCCATGAATTTTAAACAACGCAGTCTATTACTGCCTGTTTTAAGTGCCCAGATCATTCCATCTTCGCAAACTACAGGAGGATTAATATAGGGCCATGCTTTGTTTGCACCAAACCAGCTCTTATATCCACCGTTCCACCATTCAGGAGTTACTTTGTAATACAGTATAGGATACCACATACCATCATCTATCATTTTAGGTAAGTCACGCCAATACCAACGATTGTCCTGATGATGACTCATTGGACTTATTTTGTTTAGTTCTATACTATGGATACCAGGATGATCCTGCCAAAGACTGCTACAGTGTTTCATTATAACTGTATTTAACTCATAAAAAAAGACCCAGTAAAAACTGAGCCTTTCTTTAGTTTATGTTAGCCGCTTATAGTGGCTGCTGATCAAAATCTGCAATCAATGAACTTACGATACCAGTTGAACCGATGCCATAGTTAGAATCTGCAGTAAATGCGCCTGATCCCTGAATTGCAACTTGTACTGCGTCAGTTGTGCCTGTTGTAAACACGCCTGATTCTGTAAGTACACTTACACCTGCAATGCCGTGTGCATCGTCAGTGCCTGCTGTTCCGCCTGCTGCCATGAAAAGTAGAGCTGCGTCTAGTTCTGCTTGTGTCATGTTTGTTTTTGCAAGACTGATAATACGGGTGCGTGGACCAATGCCACTACCTGCTGTTGCCTTTGCATTGTTGGTTAGTTCTGCCATTTTTTTATCTCCAAATTATTGTGTATCTCTACACTTTATGTAACTATTTATTAAACTTATACGAATTCTAAGCCACTGCTTGTAACTGTTGAGCCACTAACGTCTACACTGTTACCGCCAACTGCAGCACCAAGTGCGCGGATTGCTGTTTGTAGTGTTGATGTTGTCCATGCATCTTTGCCTTTGACTGCTACACTGATCTGACCAGTTGTATCGCCTTCAACTTGATACATTTCAATGTTAGCTTTTGTTCCGATTAGTGTTAGAATTGCTGCAACTGATTCGCCTACGTCTAATTCATTACGAATGTCAACAACGTTACCTGAAACATCTTGTACAATAATTTTAAAATAATCCATATTCATGTCATTTAGAATGACTAGCTCATCAGCACTAATTGCGCCTGCTGGTGAACCATGTGCTTTTCCGTTACCGTGTACGCGAGTAATGTCTGCCATTTTCTTATCTCCTAATGATGCAAGCCTTTGCTTGCTTAGTACTATTTATGTTAATCTACTAGTTTACCCAGTCCATAACCAGCGGCAAAACCACCTGCTGCTTTGGCCCATAATGGTAAACCTTTTTTCTGTGCTGGGATAAGTTTCTTATTCTTTATTGTTCCCATATATTGACGGCTTATATCACTGCGGAATTTCCCATCCTGGCGTTGACTGTTTACCATTCTTGCACTTAGTCCAGTGCGTTCGCCTGCACTGGTGCGTCCATAGTCTGCACTAGCACGTCTTGCTTGCTTTAGGAAACTACTGCTTATTCCCAAATTCTTTTGCTGACGCATCATAAATGTTCTATCCATTGCTGTGTTATCCCTGCCTGCTGCAATATCACGCAGGTAGCGTTTAAAACCTAGTTCATCAAAACTAACTGTACCGCCACTGGTTACACCTTTGTATTTGTTTGGATTTGCAATAATACTAGCAAGGTTGTGCAAATCAGTTGCACCTGGTTTGACACTGCTAAAGTTCATAAACTTTAGTGTATCTTTTGCATACTTTTTTGCAAATTCTGGATTTTCAAAACGCATCTGTTGCAACATGATTAGTTGTTCAAAGAAACTTTCAGCAACATCAGTTGCATCTCTACCAATTGTATCTCCAGCAGTTCGGATATATCTTGCTTCAGTAATTTCTTCTCTTATAAATTCAAATGCCATACTAGTCGCTCCACTTTGTTACTTTTGCTTTAAAGTCACTTTTCTTAGCAGTCTTAAAGTCTTTGCCAGTATATGTATAACCGCTACCAGCACCTGTTGTAGATGGATCTGGTTTATCATCACCTGACATTTTATCATACACATTGAGAGCTGTTTTTCCTGCAAGGGCGCCTGCTGCATATGGAAGCACTTTCTTTCCTAGTGGCGGTCCTGCCTTCTTTGCTAGTTTACCACTAGCCGGTCCTGCCTTCTTTGCTAGTTTACCACTAGCCGGTCCTGCCTTCTTTGCTAGTTTACCACTAGCCGGCCCTGCCTTCTTTGCTAGTTTACCACTAGCCGGTCCTGCCTTCTTTGCTAGTTTACCAGAGGCAGCACCTGCAGGTTTAGTAACTGTACCCTTGGATGGTTTCTTTTTAACAACATCTTTTACTTTATCTACTACTTTGCCAGCCGCTGCACCTACTTTTTGTGTGACTGTCTTAGATTGGTCTGCTGCTTTTTTAATCTTTGCTATTCCTGCTGTATCACTAGGCTTTACTGTAGTAGCCTTGCCGTCAACTCCTGCAATAGCCTTCTTGCCGGCTGCGGTTTTAACAACGCTACCTGGCTCTGGCTTTACGACTTTATCAGCAGTCTTTTTAGATGCATCAGCAGCCTTTTCAGCAGCCTTTTTCGCTGCGTCTGCTTGCTTTCTTGCATTGTATATATTTTTAACAGCCGCGAATGGTGTCGCACCTAGAGTTATAGCCTTGCCGACTAGTTTACCAACGGCGCCGCCTGCAACTAGTGCAAGAACATCCATGCCAACTGCTGCTTTTAGTTTATCCAGGTCTGCTTCAGTTTTTTCACTTTTATTATATGTTTGAATATCATTGTAAGTATCATATGCTTGCCATGCTGCTGTGCCAGCAGTAAGAGCCCAGCCTGCTATAACAAGTGGAGCGATTTCATCTAACTTCTGACGATCTTCACTGATAAATTCTTTTGCTCTCATCCCTTGCTCCAGGCCTTTACTGCGTCAAAGTTTTGCTTTGAAAACTCCATACGGTCAACCAATTTTACAGCACCACCCTCGCTACCAATAGCAACAAATCCTTCTGGATTTGTAACACTATAGCCTGTATCCGTGCGTACCATGCTCTTAATACTGTCAACCTTGTTCAGTTTATTTATAAGCATATTCTTAAGTGCAATAATGTCTTTGTATACTGCTAGGGAACCTGCTATGCCATCCATATTATCATTTACAAATTTGTTTTGTGCATTGATTTTATCCATGCGACTCTTTACTGCAGGTGCATCTGGATCCTGATTCTTAAGTTTATCTATTGCTTTTTGTATATAGTCATTATACCAGTTAACAAAATCCTGTGCAAACTCTCTTCCATCTGCAATCTGTGTATCGCCGCGTCTAATACGAGCGTTCACATACTGCATAATAAGATCTTTGTATTCACCACTAACTGCACTAAAGTCTGCAGTTTTTAGTGCGCCTGCGGCAGTATTCATAGCTCGGAGTATCTGTGCATTTTCACTCTGCGATAGGCTTGCTTTGCCGCTTAGATCTTTATAACTTGCATCGTCAAACCATACACTGCTTGTTTTGTTTAGCGCACTTACATCTGCACCAAAACTTGCTTGCATGTTTGGAATACTATCACCAGTATATGTTGTATGGAATATAATACCTAAATTACTTGCGCCTATACGCTTGCCCAGTTTACTTTTTACAGGCACTGCATATGTAATAGTGTTAGGGCCAAACAAATAACATTCTTCACCATCTATATTAGCAGTTTGTAAATCGTCTTTAGTGTACATAAGGTCACCCTGTATAACATCTGTTATACCAAGTTTGCGTAGTTCACTAAATGCTATCTGCATTTTTCTATTTAGATCACCACTGGTATCAGCATCTATCTCTGCCGGAGATTTATATACTTTGCCTGTCCATGTGCCATCCTTTGTTTTGTTAAAGATACTCTTCTTTGCAACAAAGAACTTTCCATCTGCAGGATCTATACCTGTGAATATAGCAGGGGCACCGTCCCACTTTACAGTAAGGTTGCCACTGTCGCTGCCGTTTTCTAGCATATCACGCACACTGTTAATATACTGTAGCGCACTGTTGGCACCACTAGCACCTTGAAGAAATACTAGATCCTCAATGTGTTCCAGGTGTGTATTTTTGCCGTCCTCAGACTCAGCAATTATTTCTCTGAAGCGCATTTGCTTTCGTTGACTTTCCGAATACCTCGCACAAACTTACGACTGTCCTGATGACGAATACTGTTTAGCAGTCGACGTTCAAGGTCTCCTGCTACATCTTCATCATAGTGCTTGTGCATTTCATTAATAAGATTGATTGCGCTCTCTATTACGTTAGTTGCTCGACTTTCCATTACATGCTGTCTATCTTTGTCAACAATCATGCTGTTTAGTTCGTGTAGTATACTACGGGTCTGTTTACGCATGGTTTTTATCCTATCATTTTTAGTATTTATCGGTTAAATACACTATTACATATTGTAACATGGAGAGAGAATATGTCAAGTATAGAGAACCCTGGGTTGCACTTTGCAACTCTGGCTAAAATAGCCTATATGACCGAAAAAAATAGTAAGCCTATTGCACATGAACTTGGTTATACCAAAACAAAACTTATAGATTATAAAGGTGCAGAGTGCTTGTTCCTTGAAAACAGTGAACGTATTGTGCTTGCATTTAGAGGCACAGAGCCAAAAGAGTTTAGTGACATTAAAGCAGATTTAAAAGCATGGAAACGTCCTAGTGAAACTGAAGGAATGGTGCATGCTGGCTTTTATGATTACCTAGAACGCATCTGGGATACTGTTGAGAACCATATTAACTATGGCAAACGTGAAGAAAAACAACTGTACATATGCGGACACAGTTTAGGTGGCGCAATGGCTACGCTCGCTAGTAGTAGACTAGGCGACAGAGTAGTTGCTTGCTATACATATGGCAGTCCTCGTGTAGGAGGCAAAGATTGGCTTGCAAAGCAAACGTTTGAGAACCATAGATATGTAAACAACAATGATGTTGTGCCTCGTGTACCATTTGCAATCATGGGATTTAGACACTATGGTGAACTGCACTATATTAACTACTATGGCAATTTGCGTAAACTTACACCTTGGCAGAAATTTAAGGACAGTTGGCGTGGACGCTTTCGTGCATGGAGTAAACTAGAACTATTTGATGGTGCTAGAGATCATAGTATGGATGCATACGAATCAAAGATTGCTAAGAACTAACTCCAAGTTGCATGTAAACTAAATCGGTTATAATCTTTAGGCACTACGCCATGCAACCAATGTGTAAGACCACTGGTATTATCAGCAACATATCCACTTCCAGGAGCAGTATCTGTCCAAGTGTTGCTTTGATAATCCTGTGTTGATTGAAATACAGTACTAAGATAAGGTAAGTTTTGAATATACATTTGCAAACTTGCATTAAACATAGGATTATCTGTATGTGGACCTATTGCATAGTTTTCTGTGTCTTTCCACAAATCTAAACCATTGAATGTTAACTGCTTGTTGAATAACTTTGACAAATCATCAGTTACATTTTCCAACACTATATGCGAAACTTCAAGCACAGTATCATGTTTAAAAGACATCTTTTGCCTGTACTTAATCGTTTTACCACGAGGATCAAATGCTGGTTGCCAGTCTGCTGATTCGCAGTAGTCTAGCAACTCTGCTAACAACTGTTCTGGGAATAGTTTTTTAAAAACCTGCACTGTGCCTTGGCAACTAGGCAGTGCATTTAGCACTGTTCTTGCATGAGCAGTTCCTTGTTCAATAAGTTTATAATCTAACATGTTCTATCCAAGTCAGCAGTCAAGCAATGTATACCGCTATCCCAAAATAATTGGTGTCTAAAATTTACTAGATGAGGAGTAATATTGTGGTTTTCAAATATTTGAAACAACGCACTGTCGTAGTTACTGCATACAACATTGTTAGGATCTATTATTAATAAATTAACATCTAAATGGGTTTCTTGTATTTGCCCCACCCAATGACTAAGATAAGTGTCTACATAACTAGAAAATCCTGGAGATTGTAAAGACTCTGGCACCCACCAGTTTACTATTTTTTTTCGTTGTTCTGTAGCAAACTTCTTATTAACAGTAGGACCTAATCTTACTATTTCACTATTGGGAAATAAACTCTTTATATCCAAATCTATCATAGATAATACTAAGTCGGGACTTACTGCACAAAAACAACCATCTAAATGTCCTCCAGTGTTGACAGGTTTAATTATTTTATTGGGAAATACATCTCTGAGATATTTCTGTACATGCACATCTGTGTCGTGCCAATTTCCTACTAACAGTGTATCTCCGAGACGTTGTACCATTGCACTATCCACATCTTTATCATAAAATACAGGATTATCCTTACACAAAGGCTGTAGTTGTTTTATCCAGGTATGGTCCAAGTAATAGAGTTCTTCAACACTATATCCTTCAAATTCTGTCATGCCAGCCGGTGGCAAACTGGGCCAATCTGCTCCTCTAAGTTTATTCCATAATCCAAGAGCGTCTGGCGTAGGAAGAAAAACTTTATCTTCTATTACTGCAATATAATCTCTAGGTGTAAGCGGTGCTGGTAAAATTTTATTGCCGTATTTCACATCATCAACACGGTCAGTAATACTAGGCCTAAAAACATTTACACCAAAACTCTGCAATAGTTTCTCTAGTTCAGATAAGTCATCTAATGTTTGTTGGGCAATTGTACACATATTATCTCTTACTGTTTTATCAGTAATAAAACTATAAAAGTCAGGAGTATATGTAGTTCCAACCACACACGTTTTTAGTGTATCCCAATGATGTTTAACGTTTAGCATATTTTAACAGGGCAGGCGTAATACAATAAAGACCGTCAGTACTACTGACTGGATTTTTAACACAATGTACAAACTTAGTCTGAGTTAGTCCAAGTTGTTTACAAATGTCAGAATTTAAATCTCCATATGTGTTCCAAGCATAATCTCTGTGTAAATTTTTCATATGAAAAACACCACAACTAAAAATGTTAGTATTGATATCAGTTTTATAATAATGGTTTAACAGGGTAATACTGTCCATGGTGCGCTGTCTACTCCATCGTAAACCAACTCTGTTCCAGTTAAGTGAATACTTACTCATACTAATTCCAAAACTCTTAATACAGGGATGAGTTAGATCTATTTCTACGTCTCGTGACATTATTAGCCAAGCAAAATCTAAATGCAAATCTATGTTTTTTTGCTCTGCAATAGTTAATAGATCTGCCCATTCAGTTCTTACATCTCCTGTTATAAAGTCAGGCATAGTTACAATCATGGGCTTGTTGGATTCTAGTTCGTCTAGTTCAACACCATGTTTACCCATAAGTTTGTAGTAAGCATATTCTCTGTTTAGTATTTGAAATCCATCCCAGCCATGTTTAAGAACAAAACTTTCAATATAGTGTGTGTTTCCGGATGTCACATCAACATAAGGGAAATCTTCTACGCCAATTAGTGTTACAAGTTCGCTGCTTAAAAACCATTCTTGTGCAATTGAAATGTATTCTTTCCAACTATATTCTGAGTGAGTTCCTGTATACCATTCATGTTTTAGTCTCTCTATTGTTGAGTCATGAATAGTGCTTATTCTATCTGATACTAATGCTTTATCGTACATGCTTCATCACAAATTCGTAAAATGGACTAGTGAATGGTAAATGCCATTCACAGTTATGAGATAACTCTGTTTGTCCCAGTACACGTTCTTCTAATTGTATACCTTGTTCTCGTTGTTGAGTTGCCCAAGGCTCTGGGTACTCTGGAATATTAAAACTATCTGTCCATAATATATCTCTAATATTTACACCGTCAATTATAATGCTGTTTATTTTTACAAATTGATCCGGTGTATTATTTGTTTTACCAGTGTGTACTATCTTTAACATGTGCTCAGTAAAACTAGAGTTGTACATAAACGTGCAACCAGTATATCCCGTATGAACTAGGTCATCATCAATGTATACTAGTACATCAGGATTGCCAACTACGCTAAATTGGATAGTAAAATTAATATTTTCGCTGGTCATTAAAGTCTCCGCCGTGGACGTGAACCTGTAAAATTATATTTTTTATGTTCAAACAAACTTTGATCCACTTGTTTAATTTAGAATTTAACTGGTTTGTTAGTGTGCATTCTATTAAACTATTAAGAATATAATTATTACCTGAACTGGGTTTGCCCCAGTTTTCAAACGTATCAAATGCTGTGCCAGCAATATCAGCCCATGTAGGATAATGATATGCAGTAAAACTATATCCAAATGCAAAAAGCCTAGTCACTTTTAACCCCGCTAACATATTTATTAATACTAGTATTATATATTCACTTTTTTTATAAGTCAATTTATAACTGGTATAAATAAAACGTTGCATCTTGCAACACTTGGCACAAAGAAAAGAATTTAGGCAAAAAAGAGGCACACAATGAAGTTACCTAAGGACGCAACGGCTCAATTAGAACGATTACTAGGCAGATTCATAAGGCATATTCCGAACAATGCTGAATATCATAACAGGCTTATCGAAGAACTAGAGATTATTCTCAAACTTCGTTTCGTCGATTACTTCCTCACAATTTGCGATGTACTGACGCTAACTCGTGACATTACTCATATGACACGCGGTTCAGCAGGGTCTAGTCTCGTCTGTTACCTACTGGGTATTACAGACGTGGATCCCATAAGATGGCAGATACCGGTTGCACGTTTCCTAAATCCTTTGAGAGATGATTTACCAGATGTGGATATAGACTTTCCACATTGGCAACAGAACGCTGTAATGCAACGGATATTTGATAAATGGCCAGGCAAGAGTGCCAGGATCAGCAACTATGTTACCTACAAGGAGCGTGGCGCTCGCAGAGAAGCGGCACGTCGTCTTGGCGCATCTGGTAAACTTCCTCGCAATTTCAAGTACGAAGATTTAGACATAGACAAGGAAGAAGCAATGAGAATCGAACGAAAACTAATAGGCAAAAAGAAAGCAATATCGAAACACTGCGGAGGCATACTTGTGTTCAATCACAAGATTCCAAAAAGTTTAATCAACGCAGACAATCAAATACTACTGGATAAGAATGAAGTAGAGGACTTGGAGCATCTTAAAATAGATATCCTTGCTAACAGAGGACTTAGTCAACTACTGGAAATAGACAGTGAAACACCACTGGAAGCATATCCCGAACAGGACTTTGAAACAAGTCAAATGCTTTGTAGAGGAGAAGTTATCGGTGTAACACAAGCAGAGTCGCCAGCAATGCGCAGACTGTTTCAAGCAATACAACCACAGAGTAAATCAGACTGTGTATTTGCTACTGCACTTATTAGACCTGTTGCTACTACAGGCAGACAAAAAGCATCGTTCTTTCAAGACTGGACTGAACAACGCTTAGAGGATACTATTGTATATGAAGATGATGCTATTCGTAAAATAGCAAAACTTATCAACTGCGATATGTATGAAGCAGATATGTATCGTCGTGCGTTTGCAAAACGTGATGAACAAAAAGTTATGCAGTTCATGGAGCGCATGGGCGAGAGTGAAAACAAAGAACAGATCATACAAGAACTATATGGGCTAGGTAGTTTTGGATTGTGCAGAGCACACGCTGTAAACTTGGGCAGACTTATCTGGGCACTTGCATATCAAAAAGCACACAACCCTAAAGAGTTTTGGCGTGCCGCACTTAAACACTGTCAGGGCAGTTACAAACGCTGGGTGCATAAAACAGAAGCAAAGAACGCTGGCTGGGATCTGCGTGAACTAGGATATCCAAACGGTATTACAGAAAGTCCTCAGCAACAATACAAGCGTCATGGATATTGGACACAACCAGAGTTTATGCCCAATATGTTTGTGCAGGAGACCTGGGGAGATAGAGTAAACTTTGCAGGACTAGTTGCTAATGGTCGTGTGTTCAGAGGTGAAGGTGGACGCTATGTTACGTTTGTAACACTGGGTGTTGCCAATGGCGAGTATGTGGATGTTACTATTAAAAAGCCTTTTGGATACCGAGACACAGATGTAGTTGCGGGCAGTGGTAAGATACGCATGAGCAATGGTAGTCGTTATATTGACTGTTGGGATGCAAAAGGTTACAGACTAGATCAGTACCTTAGTCACTAGTTTTCAAACCAGCAAGCATGTTCTTTAGTTTACTGCTTTGCACACTTGCAGTAATCTTTCCTGCAGGCTCATCACCTGCATCAACTACACCGCCACTGTCTTTGTTTTTAAGTTGATCATAGATACTGCTACTCTGTTTCTTAAACTGTTGATACTCTTCATCCTCGCCCAAGTCTCGGATGCGTAAACTTTCAATATCAAACTCCAAGTCAATCTTTTGACCAACGCCGCTACTACTTCTAGTTTTCATCAACTGTATCTGATAGCGTCCACGCTCACGCATTGCACGACTTGTAAAGATACCAAACACGTTGTCTGCTGTGTTGATCTTACTAAGACCACCACTGATATGCGAATGATCAAACTCTATTTCGTCAACTGCACCTCTGTTTAACTGCGATGCTGTTACAAACACACAGTCCAATTCCTTGGCCAAGTTGCGTAGTTCCTCACTAACATACTTGTCCTTAACAAACAAATCACTTGGACTTACTTTGGCACTTACTGGCATAAGCAGATCCAAGTAGTCAATAAGCAAGAAGTCTACATTCCAGTTATTTTTAATCTGCAGTTCTTTCAAGTATGCACGAATATCATTAACGTTGCTCTGGGCTGGCATGTATTTGATTTGCAAGTTACCTGCTTTCTTGCCTGTCATCTTAACTTTCATTTCAACAGTATCCAAGTCTTTGAATACCTCTTTGGTGCTTACATTTGTAAGCATGCTATCAATACGCATAGCACTTAAACCTTCACTGAGTTCCAGTGTCAAATACACACCATTTAGTCCTTGTGTTACCCAGTTAACTGCTAGGTTCTGCATAAACAAACTCTTGCCTGATCCTGATCCACCTGCAAAAATATTAAGTTCTCCCTTGTTCATGCCGCCAAACAGTTTACGATCCATAGCGGGCCAGCCTGTGCTAATCTGCCCGTTGTTGTCTTTTAGTGCCATAAGTCTAGCACGAGGATCTTCAAAGTAGTCTGTACCCATATCCTTAGTAAGCGATATTTGTACAGCATCTTTAATGATCTTTTCAACTGGTTCGTATTCGCCTTTCTCAAGCAGGTCTGCACTCTTGAGAATAGCACGTTCTAGTTCCTGCCGCTTGGTGAATCCTTCAAACTCTGCTAGGAACCAGTCGTTATGACTTTCGTTAATATCAGGCACTGCCTTTAGTTCAACACCTGTAACTGCTTGTACCTGTTGTGCAGTTGGCAATGCGCCATGTGCATCACTGTGTTCTTTTACAAACACCGCAGTGTCATGTAGACTCCTATCAAAGTTATCTACGTTGTAGATGTTCTGTACACGCACAAAGTTCTGTGCATCATGTAGCATCATTTCTAAAAACAGTTTTTGTAAGTCTGCTGTATATTCTTTACTCATTAACACTTCCCACAATTAAAAACACAGTAGTCCGGACGACTAGTATGTATTGTACTATAAAATTTATCAAAATGCCTAATTTGTTCGCTAAGTTTCGTTGTTTTTATATCATGTGTTTCTTTATTCTTCCACCAGATACTCTTGTAATAGAATTCATAGTTTTTACTGAAACAACATGGTGTATAGTATCCATCTGCTGATATGTAATGGTATCTATTATTTTTACACGCAGGATCTATATCAAAATCTTTTTGTACATCGTACAGTTGTTTGACAGCGTCTCGAGACCCTATATGGTTAGTTGGCCTTAAAGGATCATTTTTCAACCAACGATCACTTGGTTCTACTAAAAATTTATCAATACCAAGATTCACACTAAGTTCTCTTGTGGTGTCTATATCTGTTTCATTGAAACTAAAAGGTATGTATTTCCACTTAGTGGTAGCAGGGCCAACCACACATTCTTCAATCGCAACTTGTATACTGTCCCAGTCTCCATTTATTCTATACTCTGTAAAATTTTCAGGTGTTCCATCAATGCTAAATTGCACAACATCACCTGTACGCAATACACTGTTTAAATTTTTCCACCACTGTCTGGTTTTATGACTGCCATTAGTTGTAATAGATATATGTTTGCACTTTGTAGTCAACATCCGTACTAATTCTATAAATTTGCGATGATATATAGGATCACCCAGGTTACCACATATGTCAATTCTATCTACAGGTATATCTATAAAATTTTCAAATACGTTAATATCCAAGTCAAGTATGCGAAAATTTTTCTTTCCAAATTTATCTAGAAATATAGTTCTTTCACATCTCGGACAACCAAGTGTACATCTGCTTGTAGGCTCTATATGTAAACTAACCAAGACGTTTTCTCATTAGATTAATTTTTAAACTCATTGTTTGTTTTGCATCGACAATACTTTTAAGTGTAAACAGTTTACCATAACGTACAACTGCATCATTAATATCTTTTACATCTGATTCCCATTCAGGAAAACTAACACTCCATCCATACTCCAGTGCGTCATCAATTAACTTTTGTCCCGCTGCATCTCTGTCTGGCACTAGTATAACTTCTCTAGCAAGTGTGTCAATAATTTCTGCTTGCGTTTCGCTGGCGTTGTTGCTTAGTATTCCAACACCACCAATACACATTGCATCCAGTATACCTTCAGTTACAACGACAAACTTTGCGTCGGGCAACTGGTCATCCATGCCATACACATAGCCTGTATCATAACTGTTGTGATACTTGGGCTTGCTAAGAGCATCTGTTGCTCTTGCAGTGTAACCAATTAGTTTGTTTTCATATGTGCAAGGAATAATAAAACGCTTCCACATACCTGCAGGCTTTGTGTTACTGTATAAAAGTCTTGTGCTGTCTAATCCTCTTAGTGCTACATAGTCTTGTATGCCTTGTGGCGCACGATCAAGTGTAACAACATTGTCTGGCAGTGGCCTAGGCTTAAATTTCACAGTGAACTCTTTTTCAAGTTCTTGTTCTATTACTACTGTGTCTTTGATACGCAGTGCTTCAATGTTAAGCATACTGCGAGTGTTTTCATCTACACCTAGCCACGTTAGTAGTTTGCGCATTTTAAAACTAATATGTCTGCCTGGTTGCCAGCCTGTTTTAAAGTTGCAGTTAAAGCAGTGATAACTTATAGCATCTCCACTAGCAATAACACCGCCTCTGCTACGCTTGTCCATGCTTTCACCATTGTGATGACAGCATACGGCATTAAACGAAATCCAACCATTAGTGGTACGCTTTTGCTTGCCCGGCAAGGCATCAATTACTGCTTGTTGTATGCTATTCATAACAGTTATATTATACGCTCTTTTGCAAAATCATGCAACCTAATTGTAAAATATTCATGCCCTGCAGCGTTGGGATGTCCTCCACTTGCGACCAGGTCCAGTCTAGGATCATCTTGCATTGCTCTTTTGAGCATACTGTCCATGCTTGCCCCTCCTAAAAAATAATTAGGATATGTTGTGGATTTATGTTTACCAAGTGCATTAAATTGTAATATCTGTACATTGTTTGCACTGCATATACTATTAACCATAAGCATAGCATTTTGTGTAAACATGTCATGACTAGCGTTATTACTGTTTAACACCCATTCACGAGCACTTCTACTCCAAGCATGCTCATTATTTGTATAACCATTGTGTACCCAGCGTTTACCATACCAACTCATTCTAGTACGTTCTGACCAGCCAACGCATACCACTATTTTTTCATTGGGATTTCTTGAGTTGATAAAGTAGTCTGCTACTTGCTGTGCTATTGCAAAGTTGCTATTTGCAGGCTCTGCACGATTATCCCAGGCAGCGTTTAGCCGTTTTGCAAGTTGTCCTAGCCAAACACTGCTTTCTCGATAACGAGTGTTTACATGGTGCCGATCCCAGGTATAACTTTCTGTGTCATTATGATACACATCTTCTAATTCAGGATCTATTAGCTCACTGCCGTAGGTGAAACTACAACCAAATCCTACTAACTTCAAGGTCTATATAATACTTGACTCAATGTTCCACTAGTAGTTGAGCGTACAAAACGCACTGCACTGTATACGCCTGTAAAGTTTACATAGGTGTTGTCAGTTTGTGCAGTGTATGTTTCTGTTGCTATAGTTGTAAAATCAGCATTTTGAATACTATTACTTGGATTAATTGAGCCCTGTATCTCCAGGGTGCCTGTAAACGCACTGCTAAAATAAACTTGTGCAGTGTGTTGTGCTGTGTTGCGATTTACATATGGTTTAATACCGATAGTGCTGCCAGTGTTGCCACTAGCAAAATCTTCTGTTGTGCTTGGCAAGAATGTAGGGTAAACACCATCTGTTACTTCTAGGACACCGTTTGCACTATAATTATCGTCTGCATATGCTGGTGCAGTACGATCTTCACCGTCTGTTACTTTAAGTGCATAATTATAAAACTTTGCATCTAGGTTAAGCAAGTCACCTTGTGTAATGCTTGCTTCCATAATACCTTTGGCTTCGTTGACCACTGTTAGCGCACGTTCAAAATAAGCAACGTTATTTTCTTTGTCTAGCACAACAATATTTGCAGTCTTGCCCGACATGTTTACTCGCTTTTGGTCACGATTTTTAAATTCAATTCGTATATAGTTGTCTATACCTCTATATACTTTTACATTTGGTGTATAAAACATACTCATGAGGTTGCTTACTCCAGTATCAGTAATAACTGCGGTGTGTTTTTGTGCATATAAATAT